CACACTACCAAGTTTCATAACTGTTTCCCTGGAGGATATGTAGAGCATGTTAACCGTGTTGTACGCTGTGCTTTAGCTCAATGTGATCTCTGGGAAGCTCAAGGTTGTGATATGACTACCTTTACTAAAGAGGAACTTGTCTTTGCTGCTATTAACCATGATTTAGGTAAGGTTGGAGATTCATCAAACAATCTCTATATACCTTCCCAGGATGATTGGAGAAAAAGAAATTTAGGAGAACTCTATACGTTTAACGGGGAAGTAGGGTTCATGACAATCCCTGATCGTTCTCTTTTCCTTTTACAAGAAGCCGGTATTCGTTACACATTAAACGAAATGCTAGCTATCAGAACTCATGACGGACTATATGATGAAGCTAATAAGCCTTATCTAATATCCAGAATTCCAGAAAGTAAGCCTAAATCTGCCATTGTTTATATTTTACACCAGGCAGACTTGATGGCAGCCGTTATTGAGACTCAGAGAGGAAAAGAGGACGCTCCTAAATCTAAAAACTTTAAAATGGAGAAGAAAGCCTCAAGCCCGGTAACACATCAGCAGAAAGCTAAAAATAAAGCTTTAGGTAATGTTAAGTCCGAAGGTTTGAAAAACGTAATGGATAATTTCTTTAACGACTAAAAAATGCTTATAGCAGTTATAATACTTTCTACAACGACGTTGGTTCTAGGTTTCACGACTTGGAACCTTCTTCGTAAGAATGAAAGACAAGAAGATGTCTTAGCTAGTTACTTAAGCTACATGGACTCTTTATCAAAAATCATAGAACATTCAGCTACCAGACTTAATAAAATAGATGAGAAAGGTACTTTTAAATCTGATGATGAAATCGGATGGTTCTTTGAGCAGGTTCTAAACATACAATCAAGGTTAAACAATTTTAGATTAATTAACACCGAAGATGGAACCGCAAAAGAAAAAGAGGAGACCGAAAAGTAAGAACTACTTTACCTCAGATACAGAAGACGCTATTATTAGATATAACAACGAACCAGATCCAGAAGTTCGTAGTAAGATTTATAGGGAGGAGTTAGACTATCCCTTTTTTAAGTTAACACAAAACCTAATTCACACCTTTAAATTTTATTATACAGAAGAATCTAATCTAGAAGATCTACAGCATGAGGTAGTGACTTTCCTACTAAGTAAATTACACCTGTTTGATCCCTCTAAAGGAGCAAAGGCTTATTCATACTTTGGAACAGTAGCCAAGCGTTATCTTATAGCTTCTAACGAAAAGAACTATAAGAAGAGAATGCAGATGCTTTCCCTAGATAGTATCTCAAGAGAGGAAGAAGGAGAATGGACTCATGGTGAACTACCTGATATGTCTCAAGAAGATCAAGGAGCAGTAGCATCACACCACGTTGATGAACTATCAGATTTCTTAGATATGTATGTTGAGTTCTGTACAAAAAATATCTTTACTATATTCCCTAAAGATGAAGATGCCCAGATTGCTGATGCAATCCTTGAGTTATTTAGAAAAAGAGAAAGTATCTCAATCTTTAATAAAAAAGCTTTATACATCTATATCCGTGAGATGGTAGACGTTAAAACACCAAAAATTACTAAAGTAGCTAATGAATTAGGGGATATCTACAAAAAACACTACTTACATTACCTAGATCACGGTTATGTAGAATTCAGAATCTAAGTGGATTCTATTTATAAAAAATAGACCCTTTATGAGCTTAGAAAAGATTATATTTAAAGAAAAGCGTTACTCCGAACTTTTAGAGGAGATCTACGATAATCAAAAAAGAAAAGAAAAGCAGATATCGGGATTAATATCCGAACTACGTCCTTTGATTCAAGATACCGGTGATGCAACCATCATCGTTCCTTTGATTAAAGAGTATATGGAGATAGGAGTTAAGAATGACGAACAGTTGATTAAAGTAGCAACCATTCTCCAGAGAGTATTTCAGAACCAGGATTCAGGAGCTGAAGGCTTTGGTATTTCTGATGAAGAAAGAGAACAGCTTTTAAGAGAAATTGATAATATTCAAAACAGTCAGGAACCACCAAAACAACTTCCGGAAGGAGGTAAGGAGTAATAATGGAAAAGTATACAAGAACTAGTAAAACTTCTAAGGTTAATTCTGGAACATTATTTACTGGACGAGTTACTGCTATAATTCTCAACCCTAATACATACCCTCAATTATTCAAAGACAAAGGACAATATGCCGCAATAGGAGGTATAGAATTTATACCAGTATCTAGTCCAAATCCAAACACCGAAGAAGGTTCTAAGCTCTTTGCTTACCCTCTATTCCCCAATATAAAGCACTACCCTGTCGAAAACGAAACTGTAGTTGTATTAAAATCTACAGACACCGGAACTTCTGAAACCGCAGCAACCTCCACCTACTACTACCTACCTCCAACTAACACCTGGAACACCGCACATTATAACGCTTCTCCAGATCAAATCTATAAAAATAGAGAAAATCCAAAAATTAGTACTAAATCATATCAAGAAGTAGAAAGAGGTTCTTTTCAAAAAGAAATAGTAAATACAAACACACAAACATCTACTATAACTGGATTTACCGAACAAGCAGACATTACAAACCTACAACCATTCTCAGGAGATTTAACAATAGAAGGCCGGTGGAGTAATGGTATACGTTTATCCGCTACTCCTGTAGAATCTAATAGAATAGATAATACATGGACTACAGACGGTAAAACTACTAGCCCTATAATTACCATAGCTAATGGAAGACCTAAAAGTAATACTTCCTACATACCACAAGTAGAAGATTTACGTTATGACCAAAGCTCAATATACCTAACATCCACTCAGAAGATAAAATTTTTAACTTACCCAGAGTACAAAACTACAAGCTTTAATAATACTAATCCTCCAACTGCTATAAGCGAATATACAAAACCGCAAACCATAGTTACATCAGATAGAGTAACTATATTTGGTAGAGATAGTATTATCAACAATGCACCACTCTTACATTTTAATACTAATAGGCTTAATATAGATTCTACCGGAGAAGTAACTATACAAGCTTCAAGGGTTAATCTTGGATCCGGAAACCCAAATGACTTACAGCCAGCCCTAAAAGGAGACCAAACTCAAGCTCTATTGGATGAAATACTAAATACATTAAAACAACTAGTACAAGCCTGTGCAACAGCTACCGGAACAGTTCCTATTGCATCTTTACAAAAATTTGCAGCAGAAAATATAACCCGGATACAGAAATTAAATACTTCAACAATTAAGTCTGACGATACGTTTATAGTTTAATTATGGCACAAGAAACCCCGCAACAAACTCAAGAAAGACGTAAACGTCAAAAACAAAAAGAGCAAGCCCAAAATAGATCAATAGAAGCTGTAACTGTTAATACAGATACCGAACTACCTAAAGACCAACAGCCTTCCGGCCAAGATAAATTAAATCAATTAACAGTTAAAAAAGCTATCAACTTTGTAGGAGCTAATTTAGGAGTTATAGACCAGATCTTAGTATCTTTAGGGCTTCCTAACTCTAAAGACTTAAGAGAGCTGGAAGCTCAAGGACAAGAATCAGTTAATAATTTTATTCAAGAACAAGCATGTGCTAATGTAGATATATTAAAAGAAGCAGTTAGGGTTAGAAATCTCTTAAACCAAGAGTTAGGTAAACTAGGAAGTTTTTATAACCTTACAAATGAATCTATAAACCGGTTAAGCGTTTTTTTATCCGGGCAGATAAGTACAAGTAAATTTTTGAAAGGATTAAGGTCAACGACTTCTGCTGCAATGAAGACTCCTCTACTAAGTGTTTCACTACCAGCAGGAATACCAAATCCTATACCTTACCTAGCATCAAGCCTCAGTGATATATCCGCTGTAACTGACCTAATTATATTTTCAGCATTAGGAGAACCTAGACTAACCAAAGCAAAAGCAACAGTTGATAACGGATTAATGTTTATCTCTATATCTGCTCAAACTCTTAAAGCATTACTAGGACCTTTAAGAATACTTGATCAGATACTTATTAAATGTGGACAAACTATAGACCCAATACCGGGTAGTATTGTAGAATTAGAACAGTTAAATCAAACAGAAGATTTTGCCGGATCTTTAAACTACAAAGGGTTTACTCTAGAAATAAGAGAAGAACCTTTCTCTAGTACAGTAACCAGGAGAAAAGCAGTAGCTATAAACTCTCAAGGTGTAGTCCTAGTAGAAACTCCTCTATCATTCACAACCCTGGACCAGGTATTGCTAGACCAAGTAAAATTCATAATAGACTCTCAGAATTTAAAACCATTTTAAACAAATATTTATAAATAATGAAATCAGACGCTCTAAAGAAATTAATCAAAGAAGCTGTTAAAGAAGCTATC